GTATTGACATATAGATAAAACTATGTTATACTCTGTTCATAATAAGAATTTAAGTGACGGCAACCTATTGCTATATCGACACTTAATGAGTTTGGTAGTTCTCTTTATAGGACTAAAAACTACCATATAAAAGTTGATGCTTTTTTCAACTTATTTGTCATGTAAAGGATATTTTATGACTACTACTACCCAGGCCGCTAAGGTCGAAGCCGCACTTGTAAACGGTGCATCACTAACTGCTAAACAGATTACATCACGTTATGGTGTTAAGAACGTTCGTTCGGTAATCAGCAAACTTCGTTCTGAAGGTCTTACGATCTATCTGAATAAGCGTGTTTCCTCTTTTGATGGACAGGCCTACATGAAGTACATGATTGGTACTCCTACTCGAGCAGTAGTTGCAGCCGGTTATCAGGCACTACGTTCAGCGTAATTGCCTAACGGGTCATGCCGTAATACATGCGAGTGGGGTCTATGGTTAACCCCACACTTTTTTATATAGAGGTATTTTATAATGGCACTAACAACATCAAAGATTTTCGCACAGAAAATTGAGGAAATTGTTAAACAAAAACATATTACGCATATGGAAGCAGTACTTTGGTATTGTACAGATCAGGATATTGAACCTGATTCCGTTAAGGGGATGATTTCAAAACCCCTCAAAGAAAAGATTGAAGCAAACGCAAGGGATTTAAATTTTCTACCCAGACAAGCACAACTACCAATTTAGGAGCTATTATGTTTTTTCTACTTATTTTCCCACTACTATTCGGTGTTGTTAATGCCGATGCATTGGATACATTTCAAAAAGAAATGGATGCCGGCGCAACATGGCATCATGTTGGCAAACAACCCCTAGACCCAAATGCAAAATCTATTCCATTACAGACTTGTGATGACAACGGCGTTTGTGAAGAGCCTTATATCGTATACAAGTTAAAGTACCCAGATTTACCAGGCGATACTCCTGTGGACACTGATGAGAAATAGTCTGCTTCAGGCAGTCATTGTACTAGTCCCGACATATATCACCGCATATCTTACTGATAAGATGGTATATGTTATTCCCATGTTGGCTGCATGTTCTTTTATTGCAGCCAGTTTATCCCCCTCTAGATTAGAACGTAGAGTTGAAGAAGATGGATACAAAGAAGATGGAACCAATTGACGTTTATTTAATGTATTGTGCATTAAAGGCTCATTTCGGTAAAGGTGATTATGATTATATCACCTATAAAGGTAAGACAAAGATTAAGAGAGACTCGTTCTACAAACGTAAGGACAGAGGATTCTTTGTAAGGATTGCAAAGAAGTACGATAATCCACAGGATTATTTTGTATCTAATTTTATAAAGAATAAAAATGGTTATATCGCTGATTTCAGTGATGATAATTTTCAATCATGGAAACTCAAGAGACAAGGATTTTTTGATCTATTTGATTTAGAAATGAGGCCTTTAGTAGAATTATTTGAGAATTTATTTTTGGTTAAGAACGAACAACACCCCAAATTATTAAAAGAATTTCTAGGTGGTAGAATATCACTAGAGACTATGATCATACTAGATGAGCTAGTTGGTTTTGATGAAGCATGGAATAAACAATTAGAGGATGATATCATATGGAATGATTTAAAAATTCTGATGAATAATTACAAAAGGTTCTTGACAATTGATGTTGAGAAGTATAGAATAAGACTATTAAAACTTATAGAGGAGTCCGATTAATGGATGAAAATACAGAAGTACGTAACGCAGCCTTTTTTGAATCAAAGACTGTTGATCTCGAAACCCAAGTTAAGTCATTATCTTTTGATAATGCTGAGCTGGTAAAAAGTAATGAGGAGTTGAGGGCTCGAGTTAAGTCTCTCGCAACCCGACAACCCCAATGGCCTAACGGTTATCGCCCCACTCGTAAACAGAGCCACGATAAGTGAGTACTGTAACTTTAGTAGACCAAATGGGCAGTGATTTGTCGGTAGTAAATGCCGCCCGTGTATCTTTTGGTAAATCAAATAAGGTTTACGATGATCCAAAGGATACTAAGTTAATTAATTATCTTGCAAAACATAACCACTGGAGTCCCTTTGGACATGCATCATTGCAGTTCCATATTAAGGCCCCAGTGTTTGTTGCAAGACAGTTGGTAAAACATCAAGTAGGTCTTGTCTGGAATGAGATTTCTAGACGGTATGTGGATGATGAAGTTGAGTTCCATGAACCAGAAGTGTGGAGAGGCTCCCCTGAGAACGCAAAACAGGGGTCTTCTGATGAAGTTATTGATATCAATCCTAGAGGTTCGATGGTTGATGATTATCAACAAGTTTGTAAGAAAGCAAAGTGGACTTATGAACACCTTCTAGATCAGGGAGTAGCACCAGAACAAGCACGTATGGTTCTTCCCCAATCAATGATGACTGAATGGTACTGGAGTGGAACTCTAATGGCATTTGCTCGTGTCTGTAATCTACGATGTAAATCAGATGCACAAGAAGAAACTAGGGAAGTTGCTAATCAGATCGATGCTCTCGCTCAACCTTTGTTTCCTCATTCATGGGCGGCATTAAGTAATGGATGATTTAGATAAAATTATAGTTTTGACAGAAGAAATTGCACTTTTACGCAATCGCTATGAAGACAATTCTGGTATGGGTAATATCAATACCGCAATTAGTGTAATGGAAAAACGAGTTGAAGAATTGCAAATGAGTATAAGAAATTCAGCAGGTGGTCATGACTACAACCAATATAAATCATTCGAATAAAGAGGTTATGATCAATCTGGATAATGCAATGAACAGAGCCATTGTCTTTGGTAATGGTGAATCTAGAAAGTGGTGTGACAATCCTACAATAAATTGGCATGATATTCCAACGTGGGGTTGCAACGCTATCTATCGTGACATGTGGGTAGATAACCTTGTGTCTGTAGACTATGCAATGCAACAAGAGATATACAAGACAGCTCAGTCAAAACTTTCTTATGCGTTGACAGATACAAACAATTTGCATTTCGCAAACTGGAGTCCTATTCCTGCTGAGATTGCAGACATGATGTTCAATGGTTGGGACATACCAGAAGAGTTTGTCCATAAGAATAAGAGTTCTGGGAATCATACAGAACAGTGTGTAGTGTCTGGTAAAGACCCTGCTGAGGTCAATGAGAAGGTCTTTATTGCTAAGACAATGAATCCTTCTCTTGATATGAAAGACCTATGTCTGAAGATGGAAAAGGATATGGGGATTTGGATTACATATCTAGGAGAAAATGATAATGTAAAAACAATAGACTTCCCTGTGGGGTGGTCTGCTGGTACTACGGCTCTACATCTTGCATGTCAAGAAGGGCCAAAGGAAGTATACATGTTGGGATTTGATTTGTCTTCATATGATGAGTCTCTGAATAACATATATAAAGGGACAGATAATTATCTGCCAAGTGATGCAAAAGGTTTTAACTCAGTTAATTGGTTGAACCAGATGCAAACAGTGTTCGGCGAGTTTAAGGATACTACCTTTTATTGGGTAGACCCTATTCAACGTGGAGTTTTTGGCGAGATATCGGATGTTAAATTTAATAACGTAAGGTACTTGACAAAAGAAGAACTCTGTGGTATATTACATATACGATAATAAAAAAGCATATATTTACATAAGGAGAATACATATGTCGTTAGCAACTTTAAAGAAGTCCAATAGTCTTGACAAACTGCTCGGTGCAGTTCAAGTCGAGAACAAGCCCCAAGAAAAGAAGTCTTACATTGATGAGCGTATCTGGAAACCAGTGATGGATAAAACTGGTAATGGTTTCGCAATCATTCGTTTTCTTCCAGCACCAGAAGGTGAAGACCTCCCTTGGGCGAAAGTCTGGAACCATGCGTTTCAAGGCCCTACTGGTCAATGGTATATTGAGAACTCTCTCACTACTATCGGTCAAAACGATCCTGTATCAGAGATGAACTCTGCATATTGGAACTCTGGTGTTGAGAGTGATAAAGAGATCGCTCGTAAACAGAAACGTAAGTTGCAATACTTTGCAAACATTCTGGTTGTTAAAGATTCTGCCAATCCTTCTAATGAAGGTAAAGTGATGCTCTATCGCTTTGGTAAGAAAATCTTTGATAAGTGCATGGAAGCAATGCAACCAGCATTTGAAGATGAATCCCCACTGAATCCTTTCGATTTCTGGGAAGGTGCAGACTTCAAGTTGAAGCTACGTAAGGTTGAAGGTTACTGGAACTATGATAAGTCTGAGTTTGATTCACCATCACCTATCAAAGATAATGATGATGACATTGAAGCATTGTGGAAGACGCAGTATTCTCTTAAAGAGTTTACTGAATCAACAAACTTCAAGACTTATGATGAGTTGAAGACTCGTTTGGGTACTGTACTTGCTGGTACAACATCTGTAGGTAATGCAGTAAATATTATGGAAGATTCACCTTCTGTAACTGTTACAGTAGATACTAAAGAGGAACCAGCGCCTACCGTGAGTGAATCACAAGTTACGGCGTTTAGTGAAGGTTCTAATGAAGAAGATGACACTTTGTCTTATTTCGAAAAACTTGCTGATAAAGGGTAATTATATAATGAAAAATCTACTAACTACTACTGCACTTGCAGTAACTTTGATCTCACCAGCTGTAATGGCTGGTGAGAGAACTGTGACTGTTCCTACACCTAAGTCCATCACACTTGTTTGTTCTGATGACGTAGAGAAGGGAACAGTTGTTCTCACTAATCCACCTAAATTTAGTTGTGCTGATTATGAGACAATAAAATCTGTTGTTGGT